AGATGGGGTCAAAGTACAAACGTGCATCACCAGCCCGCCGTACTTCGGCCTGCGCGACTACGGCCACGAAGGTCAGATCGGCTTAGAGCCTCGCGCGCCGGAATACGTCGCCAATCTAGTCGAGGTGTTTTCTTGCGTGCGCGATGTGCTGGCCGACGATGGTGTGCTGTTCGTGAACATCGGAGACACCTACGCTGGCTTTAAGGATGGCAAGTTTCCACCACAAAGCCAGAACAACGGCAAGCAGAGGGGGATGCCGGTTAGCGGAGCGCCGCACCGTAGCAGGAAGCTGCTAGAGCTTGACGGATTCAAGAACAAAGAGTTGATGGGGATACCGTGGCGATTTGCATTCGCCATGCGGGACGAAGGCTGGTATTTGCGGCAGGAGATTATCTGGGCGAAACCGAACTACACGCCCGAGAAAGTGCGCGACCGGTTTGTGCGCAGCCATGAACACATCTTCTTGTTCACAAAGCGTGACCGCTATTACTTCGATGGCGATGCTGTGCGGGTTCTCGACGCTATCGGCGGTGACAAGCTGCGCCCAGACGTGTGGACGGTACCTGTCAGCCCGTACAAAGGCGCTCACTTCGCCACCTTCCCGCTGGCGTTGATCGAGCCGTGCATTCTGGCTGGATCTCGACCCGGTGACATCGTGCTCGACCCGTTCATGGGTTCAGGAACGACCGCAGCGGGCGCATTGCTGCACGATCGCCAGTACCTGGGCTGCGAGCTAAATTCCGATTACGCGCCGCTACAGACCGAGCGGCTGCTTGGGGTGCTGCGCGAGAAAGTCAAAGCAGATCAGCAGCATGGCGAGTGCTTACCAGCTAAGGCAGAAGCGACTCAGGCTTAAGCTGAGTGTAGCGCTTGAGCATTGCCCATGACTTGTGTCCGCTCACCAGCGCAACCTGTTCGATGCGCAGGCCAGACTCAAACAACCGGCTGATGCCTTCGTGCCTAAGATCGTGGAATACCAGGTCTTCAACCTTTGCCACCCGGCAGGCCAGCAGGAAGTTGTCGCTGATCCATTCCGGCGAAACCTGGAACACCCGGTCATCCGTCTTGGGTTGACGCTGGATGATCGTTAGCGCATCGCCAAGCAGCGGGATGCGCTCGTCCGTCTTCCTGCGCGGATCTTTGCGCTCGCGGATCGTCAGCATCCGCGCGTCGGCGTCAACGTCGGCCCATGTCATCCGCACAATCTCGCCGCGGCGCATGGCAGTTGCAACGGCAAAGTCGATGATGTCGCGCAGCAGCGGCGATGCCGCGGCACGCACCGCGGTCAGCTCATCCGCGGTCGGCCTGCGATCTCTTTCTGTGCCTCGGCCAATTAGCCCAAGGTGATCGAGCAACGGGCGGGACTGCGCCACGATGTCGGGAAACGTCTCGCCCAGGGCCATGGCGGCGTACTTCAAGACCGTCCCCAACTTGCTGATCTCCATCCCAATCGTGTACGCCCCTGCACCGCTCTTGCTGCGCCTGGTGCAATACGTTGCGAGCCTCTGCGGCTTGATGACTGCGATGACCTCGTCGCCGAGATCGCGCTCAAGGTGCCGAATCATGTACACCTCGTTGCTCTGCGGGCTGATGGGCCTGGCGCCCTCGTCGCGCAGCTTGATGTACGCCTGGATCGCATCGCCGACGGTCGCGCCCTTGGCGCTCTTGACGACGTTGCCAGCCTCGATTGCCGCCTCTGTCTGGCGTGCCCAGCGCTCGGCCTCGGCTTTTGTTTTGAAGGTCTTCGACAAGCCTTTTGCCCCCGTCCTGCGGATGAAGGCGCGGTAAGATCCCTCCGCCGTTTTGATGACTGACGCCACTGCACCACCTCCCGAGTAATTTGCACGGCCGCCCGAGTGATCCGAGCCGGCAAGCAGTGGAGAATAGTGCAAAAGAGTGCAAGAGAGTGCGGTTTAGTGGCGGTTTTGCGCTACACTCCTAGGTATTGCCTCCGTAGCTCAGTGGGAGGCAAGTCCAGAATTCATGCGGCTCTTGGGGCGACCCGTGCAAAAATCCGAGTAAATGAAACAACAGGTCAGATATTGCTTGACTTGTTACTAGTAGCCATCTAATATTCACCCATGCGCTGCACTTTGCAGCGTTTTTCAACTTAGGGGAGTTTATGACCAGCCGCACAACGATTCGCAGGCAACTCAAAAAATTGGTTGCCAAGCAGGAAACCGAGCAGAAGGTGGCCGAGATGATCAGCGCCGCCGACCACTACACCGCACGCGACCGCGAGCTTGCGGAAGAATTTGAATGCCGCGAACATCTCGCGGCATTTATTGCAGAGGAGCTTTGAGTGACGACCCGGACCTACGTCAGCCTCGAAGGGAAGGAATACTGCGTAACCCACCACCGAACAGGCGAGCAGTTCATCACGGTACAATTCGAGGGTTTTAATGTTGCCCGCCGGGACTTTGCAAGGCAAAGTCCCGTGTACCAAACTCGGCCAGTTAAAAAAAACGGAAGGCTGGGGCGCAAAATACTCGCCAAAATGCTCGCACTGGCAGCGCAGCAAGCACCGCTGCGCGAGCGACTCTGCACGCCCGTCAACATTGAAACCGCAGGCCATTTACTGGCAAGTAATGAATGAAGCCTGACACCCGCAAATCAGCCCCTCGCGTCGCCGCCCACCGTGCCCGGCTGCGCGAGCAGTGCCTGCGCCCGATCGAGGTCTGGGCGCAGCCGCAACACCATCAAGCAATCCGCGACTTCGCGGCAGCATTGGAGCGTGACGATGTACAAGAACGATCCACGATGGCCGTTCGGCCGACTACGCAAGCCGGTGAAGCAGACCCGCCGGAAGAGCTACCCGGCTGATCTGCCGCCTGCGAAGTTTTAGCGGATCGGCTGGCCGTTGCGCTCTAGGATGTTTAGCAGGCCCTCGTTGCCGGGGAAGACGACGAAGTTGCTGCTGCCTGATCCTGCGCTGCGTGAGCCGCCGTCTAGGTAGCGGATGCCGGGGATACCGAGTTCCTGCAAACGCCTAGACGCTGCCAACGCTTCAGCGTTGTTTCTCATTGCGTTAGTCGCGCTCTTATCGCCTTGCATTCGAGCCTCAAACATCAGCTCTCTGTAGGCTTGCTCGCCAGTGCTGGCGCCGCCGCCAATGCGTTTGCGTTCCTGTTCAATCAGGCTTCTTACCCCCGGTGCCTGCTCACTCAGCGGCTTGTCCCAGTCCAGCATCTTGGCGATCTGGTCGTCGGGCAGGTCGACTTTGTAGAGTTGGCCACCGCCTTCTTTTTGATATGCAGCAAACAGATCGGCCAACTTGTCCTGCGGTAAGCCGCGCGCTGAAATGTTAGCGTTTTGAAGTCGTCTGGCCGCAATCGCGGGGTCTACGTTTGCTTGCGCTTGACGTATGAACTCGCCCCTGGCGCCCGCAGACAATGTAAGGCCCCTAGCCTCTGCTTCAGGCTTCAGGTCAAACGCTTTGTACGCCAGCGTGTCCTTGTAGCCCTTCGCAACATCCGGCGACTCAGCCACATAAAGTCCATGCCCGTAAACCTGCGCCCCTTCACCTGTGCCGATCTTGCTGGCGTCGAACCTGTCGAACTTGTGCGGCGAGCCGTGCCACACAATCGCACCGGCTTGATTGCGGGTTGCAGCATTCATCGGTGCTTTAGCTGAAGCATTCTCGGCCGCCTTCAACAGCCCTCCAGCAATCTGCGGAGCCTTAGCAGCCGCCACAATCGGCAGCACGCCTCCAATCGTTTCGCCCACTGCGTTGGCGACGGGCGACTGCACGTCGCGCGTAAGCCCCTGCGCCTTCATCCAGTCGGAGCCACCGAACGGTGCCTGCGGGATCGGTACGCCAGCCTTGCGCAGTACCCACGCCAGTGCATCTACCGGAGCGGAGACGGTAGACGCTGCGCTGTTGCTTGCGGCTTGCGTTGCGTCCAGCAATCCACGAGAAAACGCCCGCCTGTTTTCTGGCGACAGAAGCCCACCCATCAGTATTCCCCCGGCTTACTGCTGTTCTTTTGTCTTGACTTGCAAGACAATCGGCGACGTGCCTTCGACTGTCACCCTTACTTCGACCGGCTCGACTCGGATCGGCTCACCATCAGCGCCACCGCAGGCATACAGCAGAAACAGGATCGGAAGATATTTCATGGCTACCTCTTAATTGCTGCGCCGCTGGCAATCGCCATGACAGCGCGGATGTGGTCGAGATCGTCGGGCGGCTCTTTCCAGCCAAGCGTGATCTGCCCGACGAATTGATCGCGCTCGGGCGGGATGCTCGTGCGGCAGGTGAAGGTGACGCCTTCTGACTTGTAAAACAGGCCGACGATGCTCTGCGCCCGTGTGTACGGCCCGCACGGGGTATCGCCAGCGATCAGGGCAATGGTGTCTCTGTCGTTGTCCTGATTGCCGGTGAATAGCTTTGCAGCGACGCCTTCTTGCGACTTGATACGCCCGTCCTTGGTGTACATCCTGACAACGGTGCGCGTGCCCCGGATCTGGTTGACATCAAGCACCGCAACCAAGTCGGCACCCGTTTCGCGCATCAACAGCGGCACCGTGTCTTCGACGCGAGAGACATCCAACTTCGGTAGCTCTGCATCACGCTGGTACGCATCGATCAACAAAGACTGATTCGAGTACACCAGATAGCCCGCGAAACTTAGGACCGACATTAGGACAATCGCGCCGAGCTTAAATGGGCTGTCGACGTATGACAGGACACTGGACAGTGCGCTGTTGCTGTCGATCCGCTTGGGCGTCTCTTCGTCAGTCATCAAACCTGCGTCCTTTATTAAGCTGCGGCTCGTGGTCGGCGTCGTCTTTCTTGCGGCACCAGTCGCTCAGGTAGGCCAAGCCAACCGCAGCAGCCATCAGCAGCAGAGCGATGGGGAACAGCATCCACAGTTCGGGCTCCATCACGCCACCATCGACTTTGCTGAGTCTTCGACGTGCGCGATGCGGTTCATCCAGCCCTTGCCGAAAGTCTGGAAGGTCGAGAGCCCTCGATAGAACTTTTCTTTTTCAGCGCTGAACGCACGCAGCAATTGCGCACCGTTCGCGGCCTTGATCGCCTCGATCGTCTTTGGTCCGATCGCGCCGTCGGGGGTCACGCCGAGCGCACGCTGTAGCGTCTTCTTAGCCTGTCCCGGGCCTGCGTTCACCGCGAAGTCGAACGCTGCGTAATCGACCCCACCCGGCAGCTGGTCGCAGGCCATCACGCCCCAGTAATTCTTGCGGTACAAGGGCGCGACTTGCTCATCGGTAAGGGTCTTCATCTCACCTGGGGTGCAGGAGCGCCCGACCCACGCTTCCCAGACTCGCTTAGTTACTCCTTTGTTTGTTTCCCCTCCAGGGTCGCTGGCCAAAAAAACGTATCCACCTTCGCTCTTCAAAACCAGAGCAAGCGCTTGATCGAAATTACTGTTCATCTTTTTTTCTCCATTGAGTAATTGAATCGGCAAAGGGGATCGAGCGCTTGCGCCCATCCCACAACGCGAACAAAGCGAAAACACCGACGGCAACGCCCGCAAAGACGATGCCGACAACAAAGCCAAACAGAGCCGCTTCCATCAGCATCATTTGGGTACCGCCGTAGAGACCGAGTTGGAGATATCGCCGTGCACCGAACCGCGCCCGTCGTTGTCGATGATCGAGGCGGTCTGAGTGCAGACGAACAAGCAGACGGGCATGTGCTGCCCGGTCATTAGCGCAGCGGGTTGCGTAACTGAATCTGTGTGTGCGCAGGCACTCAGAAGCAGCGCAGCGAAAATGGCGAGCTTCATGGCGCGGTAGGCTCAGTAGGCGCGGGAGGGTCAGCGACAGGCGCAGGCTCTTCAGTCGCAGGTTCTTCTGCAGCGGGTTCTGCAACCGGCTCTGCAGCTGGCTCTTCTACTGCTGGCTCTTCAGTAGTCGGCTCTTCTACAACCGGCTCTACAACCGGCTCAACCACGTCCGCAGATGTAGCCACCGGCTCTTCTGCGACAGGCTCTGCGACAGGCTCTGCGACAGGATCTGCAGCGGGGATCTCGGCGGCAGGGACTTCCGCAACAGGTTCTGCTGGCACTTCGGTGGCAGGCTCATCCGGCACTGCGACTACAGGCTCTGCAGGCACTTCAATTGCAGGCGCGGGTGGCTCTTCTGCCGCAGGCTCAACCACAGGCTGTGCTGGCGCTTGTGCAACAGGCTCAGGGTCCGCTGCTGCACCGTCGACAGGATCAACAGCGATGTCGCCCGGATCGCGCAGGGCGTCATTCACCACCAGCGTGAATACCTTCGTATTCTTGCCGTACAGGTTTGTTGCAGACAGCGTGAAGGTGAAAGTCTGTGCCTTCGTCGGCGTTCCGCTCAGCAACCCGGCCGTATTAAGCGACAGCCCGTTCGGCAGCGAACCGGAGTCGACCGCAAACACGACAGGCGCTGTGCCTGTTGCGGAGATCTGTTGCGAGTAAGAGCTTTCCCGTCGCGCAAGCGGCAGCGGGCTGGTCGACGTGATGACTGGTGCGGTGCTTGGGCCTGATGCAGCTTCCAGAGCGGCGACCCGCACCACCAGTTCCTGAAGCGCCTTAGTCAGTACCGGCACGATATGCGTGGCGTCCAGCTGCTGCGGCTTGATCGACCCGTCAGCATTAGTCGCATCCTTAATGCCGCTCACCGCATAAGGGACAATTGCCTGCACCTCGTGCGCGATGAATCCGTAGCTCGTTGCGCCTGAGACCTTCCACTCGTACTGCACCGGGCGCAACTGAGTCAGCACCGCCGTCGCATCGAAGCTTCTTACGTTGTCTTTGATTCGGTAGTCAGATGTCGACGAGTAGCTGGTCTGCGCGGATGCGTTTGTGACGATCACGCCCGCTGCGACTCCGTTGCGGTAGAACTGGAAGGCATTCGCGTTGTTCGATCCGGCGTTGAAGATGTTGCTGGTGTAGTGCGAGCCGACGTTGTAATCGCACTCGCTGATGACCCGGCCGGTCTTGGTAAGCGTCGTTCCCGCGACGCCCGTGGACTCACTTGCTGCGGCGGTTCGTCCAATGAAGAGCATCAAACCGTCGGCCGGGATGCGGGCGAATTCTGGGCCGCCGTTACCGACGTTGAAGGTCAGTGGCAGCGCGGTGCCGCTTCCTGAGTTGGCGCTGACAAGTTGCGCCAAGCCCGTCGGAGTGATCGCAACGCCGACATAAGCCGCGTTGGTCGGGTTGGAGTTGTTGAAACCGTAGAAACCGCTAACCGCGTTTGTCCCGTTCGGCAGCGCGAAGACGGCGGTGCCGTCGTTAGTCGTGCTGGTCTGGAATGCGGTGCGGCTTGCCAGCGTCGCGTTGCTAAAGTCGCCGCGAATCCGCGCTCCCGTGCCGCTAAACGTGTAGGTTGTGGCGGATGTCCCGACCCGCGTCTGGGCGATGAATGACGCATGGGCGCGGAAATAGTCATCAATCGTCCCCCTGGCCGATTCAGACCCGGCAGGGGAGTTGGACGATTCTGTGATAGACAGATCGGTGATTTGCGTTGGTACGGGCATGGTTCGTCCGGGCAAAAAAATAGCGCCGGTATCGGAGAACTCCGATAGCGCGGCGCTGGGTGGCGTGGCAGGATGTGGGTTATGGAACTTTGGAAAATTATTGCGTGGGCATTTGTTCTGACATGCAACCCGTGGGTGCTTGGATTTATTTCCGGGCTTCTGAAGGTTGCTGCTGAGCGCCATAAATTGCGCCAAGCAAACCGGGCGTCAGCACAGGAGTGGGAACTCTTGGATTAGGCGAAAGCAGGCCGGGTGTCATAGCGGATCGCACCTGCTCTACAGAGCGCCTGTTTGCCATCGATGTCGCACCAGAGTCCAGCACAGCACCAGGGATCCCAAGTAGCGCAGCGTTCAGCGTTCTAGCCATCGGCCCAGTGGAGAACTTGCGCATGTACTCCACCAGCGCGGTGGATGTGTTGGCTGGGTTTGCAGCAGAGCCGTTGACGTTTTGCATCACAAACTCAGCGGCCTGCCTTGCGTTTTTGATCTGCGCAAACTCTTCCGGCGTAAAGATCGCGGCGTATTGCTCTTTGTTGTTCTCAAACTTCTGAATGAACGAAGCAGCCCGGTCGGATGTCGTTTCGCCACGGTTGAGCGTGGTGGTCAAGTCTTCGCGCACCCTGTCCTTCAGCACGCTCCAAGACGAATCCTTGCCCGCCACCGCAAGCGTGTTTTTCACTTGCTTGATCTGGTTGGGCGATGAATTCATCAGCGTCCCATAGATCGCATCGTCACCGATTCGCGGGTCGGTCCTGCTCGTCATATCAAGAAGTTTTTTAACTAGACCCTGGTCGGACGTGGTCGTCTTAAAAATCTCGTGAAGTTGCCTTGCTTCACCGAACACAGGCGATTTGCCAGCCGAGAACAAGTTTTCGTCAATCGCCTTTTTGATGTCTGTGATTTGGCCTACGTTTGAGCGATCAGGCTTTGCCAGCGAATTAACAAACTTCCGCAATTCTTCGTAGCTGCCCTGCGTCATTGACGGGCGGTCGCCAGCAAGCCGCTTTAGCTCATCAAGCGCACTCTTATGCTCCGGCTGAGTTGCCCATCTGGACTCTTGCTGATTCATCCACTGGCGCAGGCCGGTAATCGGCACGCCTTCCCTTACTTCAGGCGAAGCCAGTGCGGCGTTGTACGAAGCTTTGCTTTTGCCTTTTAAGTCTGCAGACACGCTGCGCAGATCGCTTCGGATTGCGGCCCCTGTTGCGCTGTCCCCAGGCATAGATGAAGGGCGCACACCCTGCCTGATAGCGTCGCCAGCGGCCGTGTAAGTGGCTTGCAAAGGCTCGCCAATGCCAGACAGCTTGCGCAGCCTGTCTTCTTCTGCCCAGTCGTATGGACTCCGGCTCACCATAGCCTTCGACGGGTTGGTGACGCCAGCGGCCTGGAGCTTTAGCCAGCGCTCCATCTGTACATCGTCAATGGGCGCGTTTTGCTCAATCGAATTGCGAACCAGCTTGTCAAAAGACGAACGGACATTGAACGGCATCTGATCCAAGTCAACGCCAGCCGTTTGCGCTACCCGTGCCGAGACCGCGCGTACCGTATTCGGGTCTGCTGCGCCGGAGTTGGATGCAAGGCGCATTGCTGACTTTTCCGCAGCCGGGAATGCCTTACTGCCAACCGCAGCGGCAGCAATACCCGCAGGGATAGCAAGCCACGGTGATGTCTCGTTTTGCAGCAGCAAATCGGTAGCGCCCGCGCCTGTTGTGGAGCCAGCAACCTGTGCGCCCATGTTGGTCGTCAGCGACTGCTTTACCGCGTTCCCGGCGACGCTGACCGGGGCGCTGGCTTTGGACGCCATGCCAAGGATGCCAGGGCCGTATCCGGCCGACGCCACAGTGTTTGCAAAACTCTCGACGCCTTTCTTCGGCACAGGGAATCCTGCATCAACCCATTTCCGATAGGTCTCACTTGGAAACGCAACATTGCTGCCGGTCGCCAAGTTGTAAGCAGCGGTGATCGCGTTGCCGGGTATCGCGGCAACTGACAGCGCGGCATCCAGTGGCGCTCTGGCAGACAGCCCAACCTGACGGCCAATCTGACCAGCAATACTTGTTTCTGCCTTGGGTCGCTGCTCATCAGACGCGACGCCATCAACAGTGATTCGCAGCGGTTCCTGCGTTGACGGCTTGATGGCATCAAGAAATTCGCGCTCTGCGTTGTCATACGGCGAGATGGCACCACCGGCTGGCTGCGCTTTGCCGTTCAACGAAGCGAGAAAATCACCTTCTGCGCTATCCAGAGCAGATGACTTGCTTCCCATAATCTTGCTCACATAGTTGCGGGTTTCCGGCGGCGCTTTCCCCATGCCGTATTTCGCAACGGCATTCGGCCCCCAGTTGTGCGAAGCGACCGCCTTCACATAGTCGCCACCGTACCGATCTAGGTTTTGCTTCAGGTAAGTAAGCCCGCCAGTGATGTTCTGCTTGGCGTCGTATGGGTCAACTCGCAAGTCTCTTGCGGTGCTTGGCAAGAGTTGCGTCAGCCCGATTGCCCGCTCATCTCGCTTCGGCAAAACCGGGCCAATGGCTTTCGGGTTCCAACTTGATTCGGCTTGAATAAGGCGATCAGCGATTCCCCAATCCAGCCCCAGCCTTTCGGCTTCGGCTTTGGCAAACGCCCGCAGTTCGCTGCTCATCTCTGCGGTGCCCAGCGCTGCATGGTGGGCTGACCAAACACAGACAAAGCTGGGTTTGTTTGCTGCAATTTGAGCCAGCGTTTATCGATGCTGCTCAGGTTGGTCTCGCCGTTCTCTTGTGCTGCAGCACGCATCATTTGGTAGTAGCGAGCCTTTTGCTCTTTGACCCGCGCAATCGCTTCGATGTAGTCAATGGCAAACGCATTCGCTTCCGGCGTCTTGGCGAGTGAAGGCCCAACCCTCGCGGCCATCTCAGTGTCCGACTTAGTTGCAACACCCGCCTGCTCTAGCTGCTTTTGCAACGTGGTGTCGGTTGCGACACTGGCGAACCGCTCCATCTGCGATGCATAAGCGCCAAGACTTGGATGAACACCACTGAAGAGGTTTGCAAGGAACGCTTTTTCGCTAGAGCCGACGCCGGACTTCAAGTTCATCCCACGCAGGATCTGCATGTCGGATATTGACTTGCTGGCCTTTGCGCCATCTTCAACAATCGCGTCCGCGCTCTTGATCCAGGCTGTGTTAAACCGTTCGGTGTTGGCGTTTCTCGCGGTGCGGTCGTCTTGCGCCTGGGTCGTTTCTCCAGACACCAGCCCCGGCATGTTGTACTGGCCGGGCATCCCGCCGGTTGACGTCTGCGGCTGCGGCCTTGCGCCCGGCAAAGACGGGGAGCCAAGTCCGCCGGTCTCCCGTAAAAACTGATCCGGCCGCACGAAACGTACAGTTCCGTCAGCTTGCTTTATCTGGATCGGCGTGCCGAACGGCAGCTTCGCCATTTCTGCGGCTTGGGTAAGGGTAGTTAGCGTGTCAGTGAATCCAGGGGCTGGGGCCACATTGCCTTTTGGATCCAACACCATCCCTTTTTCAAGCACCGGGTTAGATGTTCGCTCGCCGGTGTTTCGATCTATCGCCACAGACCCGGACCGCAGTTCCTGCGGAGTGTTGAAGAACTTGTACTGATCCCACAGACCGGGGATGCCCATCTTGGTGAGCGCCGTAACTTCGTCAACCGAGAACGGGAACTTTTGCCCGCCGCCGCCAGTCTGCAACCTTCCTGCCGCTGCATTGGTTGGGCCAAGTTGCCCGCCTGTCTGTGCTTCTGCTGACAACGCAGCGCCAGCACTTGGATTCCAGCCGCCCATGCGCCGAGCCATGTAGTCCTGCGCTTTGGTCTCGTCATTCATCTTTTTGATTGCAGCCGCCATCTGTAGCTGCTTTAGACGGCCGTCGATCTGCTGGTCTTCCATCTGCTGCTGGAGATACTGGTTCTTCAGCGCAGCCTGCTGTGCGGCAGGAAACGCACCGAACGCAGCACCCAGCCCGCCACCCTGCGACATGGGCGTCAGCAATGCCTGCGATGCACCCAACAGACCCATCGTGATCGGGTCATTAAACCCACCACGAGCATCAAGCAATCCGGCCATCTCAGGCACCCCCCGACCACGACTGGCCGATCATCGAAGGCGTCCAGCCCGGAATCTCCGCGCTCGGCCCCCATCCGCTGTAGTAGCCCACCGTGCCGTTAGTCGATTGCGCAGGCGCGGCGCTTGCCGGTGCTGCTGCAGGCTGTTGGCGTGCAGGCATCTGCGGCGGCATGTAGCCCTGTCTGCGCGACAGCAGGCCACCCATGTAGTTATTCATCATCTGTGCGCTGCGCGTGTTGCCGCCGTACTGCGGAAACTGCTGCATGCCGCCATTGCCGAACAGTTGCGCAAACTGCGGGGGCAGCTGCTGCTGCATGCCGCCAAGATTCAGCCCGAGCAAGCCGCCGATTGGACGAAACGATTGCGACCCGTAGCCGCTGGTGATGTCTGACCAGTTCATGTCTGCCCCTTAAACAAATCCGCGACCGCCAACAAGGTTGGACATGTTTGATATCGCTTCGCTTTGCAGCCCGCTCATAAACGGATTGCCACCCGAACTGCCGAACGGATTGCCGCCGCCCAACAGCCCGAAGCTGCGAGCCATGCCCAGCCCGCCTGCAGCGCCACCCAGTGCGCCCAGCGCCGGGTTAATCGACTGCGATGCGGTGGCGGTGCGCCCCAAGTTGGGATTGAACATGGACGCAAACACATCCAGCTGCTGACGCGGGTAGTTGCGTGCTTCGTCAAACTGCGCAAAGTCGGCGTTCAGATAGTTTTGGCCGAGCGCTTGCTGCTGCTGGCCGATGCTGTTCAATGCGTTTGCATTGCCGAAATCAAACGCCTGCCGTGCGCCTGCGAAGCCCGGGGCGGCCTGTACTGCGCCGAGTTGGCGGCCACGCTCTGCTTGGTAGTTTTGCCCGTACAAGTTGTTGGCAAACTGGCCCAGCGAGTCACCGAAGGCGCGGTTCTGTTGGCCCTGCAGTTCCGACTGAGCGCTGCCACCGAATGCGCCACCAAAGCCCGCTGCGGCGTTGGTTTGCGCTGCCGTGCCAGTCTTGTACGCATCGGCCATGCGGCCCGCTGCGGCGTCGTATGTGCCTTGCAGGTAAGGATTGCTGTCGGGCGACATATAAGCACCCGACATCGTTTTGGACAACTCGTTCTGCGCTTGGTCAAACAACGGCTGGTTGTAGTTGGCGGCATTGCGCGTCATGTCCATGCCCGCCATCGTGTCTTCGGTAAACGGGGCAATGCGGTTGTAGCCGTACTCGTTGTACGGCATGTTGGCCACGTCCTGCACACGCTGCGCGTACTCGGGCGCATAGGGCTGCAGGAAGTCAGGCAACTCTTGTTTGCTAACTTGCATGCCGCTGCTCTTCGATGATCTGCCGCCAAGCAGACCGCCTAGCAACGTAGCGCCAATTGAAATCGGATCCATATCAGTTCCCCGTCAATGCTCGAGTAGCTACCCATGTTCCAGGCGTGCCACTCGCAACGCACACCCATCCTGTAATCACATAGCGACTGCCAGCGCTGCCAAGTTCCGTCGGCGTGCTGTTGCGCACCACGTCGCCCTGCATCCAGTCGCCTGTAGTCGGCGCTGCGGTGTTGGCAGCGTGGATGGGGGCAATGCGGCCCTCTGTGGATCCGTTTACCTGCCGCGCAATGCTCGCAAGCAGCTGCTTCAGGAACGGCGCAAACGTCGGCCCCGCAATAGGCGGCAGTACCGGGTCTTCGTTTAGCTTCATTTGCTTCTCAGCTTCATTCGGCGCTCACCCCGGACAGATCCACATCCAGCCCGGAAATCTCAAACCCGCCCGCAACAGTCATGTCGACCTGATGCCAACGAGATTCGGCCAACACATCAAACCTCTTGTTGGCATAAGTCGCCGAGCGGTACACAGACGGCACATCGCCCAGCGCATCGCCCACCAGCAAATTCATGCTGGCCCCAGTCGGGGGAGCTAAAAAGCGCGGGCGTACCCGACGCATCAACGACAGGTTGCCGTCAGTGCCGAAGTACGACGTGCGGAATGCACTACTGTTTGGCGAGCCGTTTAGCGTTGCGATTCGGTTGCCGGTAGTGGCAATTGCCGCCGCTTCCATGTCCGCATCACGAAACAAGTCGTCGTAGGTCTGCGCATCAACCTGCTCATACGTCACGCCAGAAGGCGGCACGGTATCGAAAGTGCTAGACGGAGCTAGGTACTGCAGACCGAAGCGGGCAGCGTAATTGCGCCCCCTGCCCCATCTGCCAGTCAAGTAACTGTAGATCAGGCAGTCATTCAGAGTGCCCGATGATTCGCCGTTTGCGAACAGGATGTAGACGACGCCCTCGGCGCGGTCTACGACGCAAGATGTCTTCTCGCGGTATGTGGGATTGAGTCGCTGATAAAACCACCGACGCACTGTCCCGTCGCCGATCATAACAGGGCGCGAGCCATCAAATACATACATGCCCGTTGGGCCAACAACAAAATGCGCAGGCGCACCGTTCACCACAATGCGGGCAACAGCAAACCGTCCAACGCACCCAGCAGCACCCGGCACCTGCTGCCACGTCCACCACAGCGGCGGGCCTGAGTTTGTCCCCAAGTACACGCCGGAACTCTTGTACGCGACCATCTGCTCGCCCAGAGCCTTGGCTGCACGGATTGGGCCTGGGGTGGCATACAGCCGCCCACGCACCGACCCCGTGGCAATCGCTGGCGTCCAGTCCGTGGCATTGGCCTGCGCACTGCTCCACCAGCCATCGTGGTGGTCCCAAGATGCGCCGTCGGACACGTCAAACGCAATCACAAACAAGCCGACTGTCTCGACGATCTCCGCACGCGGTGCACCAACGATGTCGGAAAACAGTGCGCCCGTCGAAACCTGCATCACGGTGCCGTTGTTGGCGGCAAGCGCCTGATTGCCGAATGCGCTGAAGTACCAAGTGCTGCCCGCAGGGGCAGAGTAATTGCCACCAGATGCCCTGGTCACATCTGACCACGCAGCACCGTTCGCCGAGTAAAGGTTTGTGGCTGTGCCCATGTACAGCGTGCGTGAGCCGTCTACGCGCTCCACAGTGCCCGCGCCATGAATCTGTGATGCAGCGGTGGCAATGCCGGTGTCCAGCGCCTCTGGGGCGGCTTTGATGCTGCGCTCGATGGGCATGACGCCTGTGGCATCCGCCAGTGCGCCAGCCACACCCGGATCAGCGTCCGGGGCGAATTGAGTCAACGTCACCAGCATGTCAGCCAAACCTGATGTCGTATGCGGGCATATTCACCGGCAACTCACGAGCCTTAAACCACGTCGCAGTGTTCTCGACGTTGCGAAGCTCGGATCGGTTGAGTTCCGCAATGCGAGCAATCGTCATCTGTTCGTACTGCACCAGCCGCGCATCATCGACGACGAATTTTCTCGCTTCGGCAAGAGTCGCCATCAGGTACACGTCCGGGTAGTCCTGCAGCACCCAGTTGGTATCCGCGTCCAAGACCATCGCGGCAAGGCGTGACTGATAGACGAAGGTTGGCGAAGAACTGTCTGCCGGGTGCACCGTGATCTTGTTGTTGGCGATGGTGTAAACCGGATACGTTGGCCGGATGCCACCCTGGACCAACCCGCGCATGTCTGCTGCGGTGATGGCCTTGTATTCCACCGTGCCCAGAGTCATGGCGACGGCAGAACTGAAATTAGACGGCAGTGATGCAACGCCGTTCACCACACTGAGCGTGGTGGATGCTTCCATGCGCGGCGACGTAATGGCCCGCGAAAGCCTGCTTGTGGCGAACTCGATAAACGTCGGAATCCTGTCCGCCAGATCATTGCGATGCAGCCATGCAGCCGCTTCGGTTTTCAGTCCCGCGTATGTGTTCAGCACAATGTGTCCCTAAGTTGAGCGGGGCCAGCCTTGTGAGCCAGCCCCGTACTTCTACCGACTATCAGCCGTCAGCGTGGATGCGAGCAGCAAGCTGTGCGCGGATCGTTTTGTAGCCGTACAAAATGTCAATCCGGCACGGGAATGTGTCGGTCGAGATCGCGTACTGGCGCACGGTGCGCAGCGAGATGCCGTCATAGACTTCCCTCGCCGCGAAGTCGACGCCCTTGGGCATCACCAAGTCAGCGGTTGCAAAAGCAAACGCATCGCGGTGGAAGACCATGCTCGGGGTAATCAGTTCAGCATTACCGGCAGCAGCCTTGACGATTGACGCGCTGTTGGCCATACCAGCAGCCACCACGTTTTGGCGACCGCCAGAAGTGAAGATCGCCGGAGCAAACGACAACGAGCCAGCGCCACCAGCGTAGTCAGCAGCCACCACAAACTGCTGCAGCACACCCGTCGAAACCTTGGTCTCGGGGTGGACGCGGAAGCAGCCCGAAACGGTGAACACATCGCCAGCCTTGAAGGTGCCGGTGCCGGTCGCCACGGTGACAGCGGTCGCGCCGTTGGTGGTCACAGCGCCGTTGACGGTGTATGTGGTCGGCTTGGGAGAGGTGCCAGTCAGGTGATTGGCAAGCAGAGTGTTTTCGTAGAAGTCAAAGCCACCCGTGCGGCCCATCATTCCTTCGCGGTACTGCTGCTTGATCGCGTTGGAATCCTGGAACAGACCCTTCAGCGCATCCACCAGCTTGGCGGTGTGGTCGGTCGACAACAGCGCAGTGCGGTTGTTGTCCATCGGAGCCAGCGAGTCGTTGAGCAGCTTGCGGCCCTGCATGATGTTCAGGAACGAGATGGCATTGGCGTCGTTGTCGACAAGCTGATACACGTCCTTGTACATGTTCAGCGCATCGGCTTCGACGTTCGCCGCCAACACCGACATCGCAGGCTCAAGAATCCGCGACGAGAAGTCGTCAAGGCTCAGCGTGAGTTCTGCGCTGCTGAAGTTGATGTCGACGCCACGTTGCGTAGCGATCTGCAGCGTGGTGCTGCTCTCGTTGGTGTCCTGGGCCGACAGGTTCGGGCCGTTACGAACGGTGTATTCGTTGGGCAGACGAATCTTCAGCGAGTCACCGATCTTCGCACCGCTGTTGGCGAACGAGTCGTCGTAGGTGCGGTTGATGTTGCCGATGAAATTTAATTTTTGGTGAAGAATCTGCAACGCTTTCCGGGTTACGGCGGTGGGGGTAAGAATCGAATTAGGCATATTTATTCCTAGAAATAAAAAAAGCCGCTTTCGCGGCCTTGGATTCGTTAGTGACTAAGTTGTGGTGAGTGCTATCGGCGTGCAGCTGCCGTGCGCCGCTGTTCGTGGCGCATCCAGTCTTCGATGCTCATCTTGTCGGGATCTACAGTGGCTTTTGCGTTACCACCGCTGATGGTGCGAACAGGTTTTGCAGCGACTGCCGGTGCAGCAGCTCCGGCCTTTTTGGTCATCTCTGCGAGCACTTTTTGCGCATGAAGTGCCTTGACGATCCACGGTTCGCGGATGCCGTTTAGCTGCTCTTCTTTTGCGCCCAGTGACTTCGCTACTTCGCGCAATTCCTGCGCGTAGGTCGGTGACCAACCCTTAATCTCGCGACTCAGTGCTGCGTCGGCTTGTTGCAATCGCTGATGCTCATGCATTGCCCGCTGGCCTTCGTGCTGCTTGATTTGCTCGGTAAGGCTCTTGTGCGCGTCCTTCAGTTGCTGAAACTTCCGGTATTCGGTGTTAGCCAAATCTCGGTTGCTCATCTCCAACTGATCCCAGTCGACGCCCCGGTACTGCTGCAACTTTTCTTCTGTTGCAGTCAGCCACCCATACATCTGGATGTTTGCCCGCTCTGCTTCGATCTGCGCTGTATTGCTCGCAAATTCCGCTTCGGCTTGTTGGCGTGTCTGCGCCAGTTCCTGCGTCTTTCGCGTGTAGTCGGCCTGCCTAAGTACCGCGTCCTTCAGTTCCTTCGGGACTGCATACCGCTTGCCTTCGTACTCAACTTCTTCAAACTCTTCCTGCGGCTCTTGCGGGCCATCGGATGACTCTTCGGAAGTTTCGATGTCGACTGCGGTATCGATTGGCTCTTGCGCAGGCTCTGGCGCGGAGAGTTCCGGTTCGGCCGGATTGTTCTCGTTTTCGTTCATGGTTTCTCTGGTGAAAGCGCAATAAAAAAACCGCCCGAAGGCGGCTTGTGCTAACCGATTGCGCGGCGGCTAGATGCTTGCGAGCAGGACGGCGATGTCGTCTTCGTCGTCGCGCTCTATCTGTTCGCGCATGAGGCGCGCGATGAGTGCGGTTTGCAGTGCGTCTGCGTAAACCTTGCGGATGTCTTCGCTGATGCGCTTGGCGTCTCTGGCCAGCCCCGCATAATCCGGCCCCTTCATGGGCTGCACCACAACCGCCTGTGCGGCCACGGCGGCGGGCGCTTGTACATCCTGCTCGGCAGCGTCCTGCGCGTCTTCCTGAGCAGCGTCGTAAGCCCTACGCACACTCATGGGGTCGAGCGGATCAACCTCCATCCAGCGTTTGCCAACCCGCACGCGGTAGCGCGACTTCGGCGCATAGCCAGGGGTCGCCCCAGACTGAGCAAGCGGCGGCAACACCCTGCACTGCAAGCCTGCAGCAATGGCATTGCCAACACCGCAGTAGATCGTTACGTTCGGGTCAGTTTCGTACCCGACTTGCGCCCAGGTAACCTGCGCCAAATAGCTCGGGCCAGATGTAGACGAAACAGACGCAACCAATCCTGCAGCGACTGCATTGCCGACGTCAGCGTCTACCGACTGATCTACGCTTACCGTTGCGCCATCCGGGCCAGCAGCGACTGCATTGCCGACGTCAGCAAATATGTCTGTGTCTACGCTTACCGTTGCGCCTGCAGGCCCGCTGGCCACCGCATCGCCCACGGTGCACGGGACAGTGGCACCGCCAGCAGATGCTTCGTACTGCGCCTGCGCCCACGTTACCCGCACCGCGCCATAAAGCGTGACGCTAGCCGTAGCGCCTGCCGCCACAGCATTGCCGACAGTGAACGGGATGGTGACGGTGGGGGCAGCTTCGTACTGCGCCTGCGCCCATGTCACCTGGACGCCAAACTGACTTACCGCAGCTGTGCTGCCATTCGCAACAGCATTGCCGACCGTTGCAGGCAGGACGACGTTGGCACCTACCGTCGCAGTGCTGCCGTTGGCAACAGCGTTGCCAACAGTGCCAGCGATAAGCAGGTTTGCACCTACCGTCGCACTACTGCCGTTTGCTACAGCGTTGCCAACCCCGCAGCTGATTGTGACTACCGACGACGCTTGGTACGCAACCTCGGCAAACGTAATGCGTATCAGCGCTGGCGCACCAAACGTCGCCGACTCCGATATCAGCCCAGGCGACCGGTCTACAAACCTAGGCGTAAGCCTGCGGGCGCTGTTCGGTGGAATCGGCGGCAATCGTGCCGCCAAGTTGGCGTCGAAAAACGCCGTGTCAAAGGTCGGTTCGTCTATCTGATTAAACGTCACACCCAACGGCGGGACGGTATCGAACTCCCCGGCCACGGCTTTACCCGTTGGCGATGGTCAGCATTAGCTCAACGGATGAGCCTGTCGCCGTAGAGTCAGGGTTGATGCACATCTGAATCGCGGAGGTCGCGAACACCTGTGGCATGCCGACCCTCAGGTAGTCGTGCATGTCGCTGAAATTAGCGAGCGGCACGCGACCGGTCCATAAGGGCCGAATCACCAGCACGTTAAACGCGCCTGCGGTCATCGCCGTGCCGCCGTTGGTGACAATCACCGAATCAACTTTTTGCACGCCGGTATCGCCGGACGCCAAGGCGACCTGATACATCCTGCCCTGCGTGAGCGCTGCCGCAGCCGCAGCGGGCGTGATGATGCTGGTGCGCCCGGTCGTGCCGCTTTGGTTCGTGTAAGTCACCTGCACCTGCCATGCCGTGCCCGTGACGAACGCTGTCGAGACCTCGATCCAGATCTCTGTGTTCGTGAAGTCTGTGCCCGCAGGCACGCGACCTGCGTAGCTCGGTTGTCCTGTCAGCGCAGTCGTGCCTGCCGTAAAAGCGTAGGCTCCAGCCTTCCACAGCAGGTCGTACAGCATGATTCGGCTTGCCACGACGCTCGAAAACTCGACGTTGATGACGTGGCCATTGGCACCGCCACCGAAAGCGTTCAGCAACGGCATGCCGGCCGTCGTGGCGACCGGCACGACGCCTGCGGTCGTGTTTGTCCCGGCCAGCACGCCAGCACCAGGATCGCCGTTAAGGTCAATGGTCGAGAACCAGCCGTTGGCGACGGCCGTTCTGCTGGCGGTCTTTTTGAGCGGCACGCGCTGTTTGGCACTTGCGATCAGGCCGTCGAGTGTCGTGATTGCCATGTCGTTCCCTTATGCGCTCACAAAGCGCAAGCGCAAGTCTGTCCAGTCGGTCACCGTGGATGACCAAGTGGCGGCAGGCACTATGAGTTGGTAGGTGTTGTTCGATGTCTTTGCTGTGTCGGTGGCGATGAGCGTGCCGCCACTACCCTGACGCAGCGACATCGTTACGCTCGCGCTGCCAACAATGCCAGCCACCTTGTAGTTGATGAGCAGATCAGTGCCAGCCTTGGGCGCAGTCATCGCGGCCAGCTTCACTTCGTCGGTCTGGCCAGCAGCTGTGGCGTAGATGTAGTCGGCGTCACTGGCGGTCACCTCGTCGATCAGCGCGTAGTGATCGGTGCCGGTGCTGGTCGACCACTGGGTGGTGATGTCGGATGTCGGGCGGGCGTAGGTGTAGGTGATGGGCGAGCCGACGCTGATGTAGGCGTACTCAACCGTCAGGTCGGAAGGGGCGGCGTCGGAGGAATTG